ACCGATGGCGAGCGGTGCCTCTGGTGTACATGTGGGTCCCACTTTAGTCAAAGTGGAAGACGTTCAATTTTGGGCCTAATTGGGCCTTACTATTCAATCCATTTTCGTAGAAAATTTGAGCCCATGTTCATTACGATAGTGTGGGTTATTTATTAATTTCATAATATTATTGCCAAAATTAATTATGCATTACATTACACGGAGATTTTTATTTTAACCCTATGCGGTTCTATAATTTGTATTCCAAGTACATTCTCATTTTCTGCCATAATCATATCAATTGCTTCCACTATGTCTTCCTGCCTCATTTCTCGGTAGTGGAGTCCATTGAAAATTTGCGCTATGGCGTTAGCAATTTGTTCCTCTGTGCCGTTGAAGTCGAATGGAATGATGACTTCTTCGAATGAGTATGGAATGTTATATGTAGAAGTACTCACATATGCTTCCTTGTTTGCTGTCACCTGTATATCACAATTGATACGCGCTTCCTGAAGATATACATTTATTTTAAATGTCACCCCTCTGTTGTTCTTGTATGTGATAGTCATGTTTGTATGATATTGCCATTTGTCTAAGTCAATTTATAGAGCTTAGATCGAAATATCTAACCTATATAAGATGGCTATTTAGACACGTATTACCTCTGATTGCCGTTGAAGGTGCCTGTCTATTATTGTATTATACTGACTAGTCATGAACTTCCACTATGCTTTGTGGACAAAGCATGGTCCAAGAAAGAAAAAAAAACAATATGCATTGTCATCAATGCATGAACAAAAAAAAAAGAAAAACACATCACACAAACAATCATAACTTATGAAAAAATGGTAGCGCAGCGGAAAAAAACCACCAACTAACACAATCAAAACGAGAAATAATTCGAGACGAATTATGATCAAAAAAAAGAAAAGAAAAAAAATTAAATACTTTAATTTATTAAAGTATGTCTTAGACTGTATAGGTGACGTAAATGTAACCGTATATTTGTACGTATACATATACGTACAAATAGGTTACATACAGTAACTAACACGTGCTAGTCGCGTGTTAGTTTAATTAATTACATTTATGCCATTACACCCCTTACTATATATTGTACTCCATTACTCCAATACCCCAATTGGCACCGGTGCCTATTGGTGCCAAGAGAGAGAAAATGGTTGGTAAAAGTCTAAAATACCCCTGTAAAGCAGAGATAACAGGCGCGTGAGATGCGCTGCAAAAGTTAAGTTTCTCTCCCCTAAATTCCGATCAGAAGCTCATTCCGGCCGATACCGGTGTCAATTTGCGACACGCGCGGCGGTGTGTACCCCTGGGAGGGTCGAAACCACTACGCTACGCAGCAGCCTTAGCTACGCCGGAGCTTAGCTCGCCATCGTTATAATATT